TCTTTCCCTACACGACGCTCTTCCGATCTGGAGCAGGCAGAACTTCGCAAGGACCTCCGTGGGATTTAACATAATCCCGGATTGTTGCGGAAAGTTCCATTACAAGTTTCTGATGAAGATAACTCGGTGGAGCCATGTCGTAGATCTGTCCATCGATCAGTTCTGCACGCTGTCCGTTAGGAAGAGCATAGATGTCTTCAATTGTGTAGTTGTTTGATTTCGGTAATGGCATGCAATCACGTCCTTTCTTAATTACTTTAAGGTTGATGTTCTTGTTTCATTTTTTGACTAATACGATATTGTTCCGCATCTGGAACATCAATAAATTCAACTGTTTTATCAAAATTCTTCTTTACAACAGCTTTGATCTCATCAAGAGTAACATTGAAAAATTCTCTTCGAGTATTTACCATATTTAATTTTCTATCTTCAAAGGCTCTGTGCAAAGCGGTTTCAAGTGCTGGAGCATCATCGGAAAAAATCATAGCATGTACATCAAAATTGAATGGAACAGATGCGTCACCCAACTCATCAACTCGATCCTGAGGATCTAATCGACGGGTCATTCCGATTTTATATACATTAGGACCAAAAGCACCAATATTAGAAATAACATATACATATCCTGCACGCTGGTTAGCTTCTCTATAGTCAATATCTTTCATAGCTTTATCAATGTCATTTAATTGAGACTCCAGTTCCAGCTTCTTGTCAAGCAAGTCTTTATTTTCTGGATCTGACTGTAATTGGATGAGCAAATGCTCATATGCGGTCTGATAGTGAGTTTGTTCTTTTTCTATTTTCTTTCGTTGAGCTTCAATTTCCTTTTGTAAACGAGCAGCTTCTCTTAATTCTGCACGAGCAGCTTTTTGAGCTTCTTTTTCTTCTTGTTTCTTTTGTTGATATTCAAAAGATAGTCTCAATTCTTTTACTTTTAGGTCTAAGTAAGCAGGTGTTATTGAGATATTCATAATTGTGCCCAATTTAGAAATTGTTTCAGCAGATTTATATATTTTATTAAGTGAGGCATCAAAATTAGTATACTTAACTTTCGAGATCAGCTCATCGCACTCAGTATTAAAAGCTCGCAAAAGCAACTTCTGAGTATCTGAAACCATTTTCTTTCCTTTGGCAGAACTTCCATTTACCTGCCATGTGGTAACTCCGGAGACTGCAAGTTTATTTTTTATCATATCTTTCTGTTTAGAACGAATTTTTGCAAGTTCTTCTTTATAATCAAGAGCATTAGCAAATTCATAGGTTGGTTTGTAAAGACCAAATTCTTGAACAAGAATTTCATCATCAAGAGTCACAATTTCTTTTTTCTTACAATTTATTTCTTGATTCAGTTTATCGATTTCTTTTTGCCTTTTAAGTCGCTCTTTTTCAATTTTTTCGGTTTCTTTTTGAAAGCTTTGATTCAAGTTTAATAATTCATCCTGTTTCTGCTGCATGTTATTATTTAATTCTCGAATTGTATCTTTCAGCATAAGAGCATTTTGCATTTCCGGGGTAAGTAGTTCTTGTAAGTCGTTATACTTTTGTTGCAATTCTGCTAATTCTGCTTTGTACTGATTTCCTTTGAATGTGTCTAAAAATCCCATTTCTTTATCCTTCCCCCTTGTTCCTATGAGTACACCACAAACTCATATATAATCTCTTACGAGGCTATATCACATCATTTCAACTACTACCAGATTCGGAATGAAGTATATAATATAGTTATCAACGGTAGTATATACTCCATACTTATCACGGTAGCAGCTGATACATTCTTCCAGATATTCTTCTGTAACATCCAGAAAGTCTGCAATTTCATATTTATTTTGACATCCAGCATTGAATGCGTGGATGATTCCCATAAGTCCGATCAGGCGGTTGTAGCCGTGCAATCGGGCTTGACGTTCCTGTTTCCGGTTTTGTACGGAATTTATATCTATAATATCACCAACGGATGTGTGGTGATGTCCAAGTTCTTCAGCCAGTGTACAGGCTTTTTGAACTGTATTCATATCTTTTCTGATTGCGACAGTACCGTCACAATACAATCCTTTTATTCGATCACTGTGAAATGTATAATCTATAACATCTATACCGTCCCCGCAGGCTTCGTCTTGTAAACATTCGTATGTGTTCATATGTATAACACCTCCCACTCAAGTATATCCGGTAAGCTGTCCAATAAATTACTTACCTCTTTTGCCTTTTACAAATTCAGCGAACTGACGGATTTCATCAAGTTCGTCTTCTGTATATTCATCACCGTCAAAGTGTGCGGCGAGAGTGGTTGGAGTATGATCTTCCCATCCCATAAGATAAGCCGGCGATATATTAAGTGCGTCAGCGATCTCCTCCAATTTATCTACAGGCATATTTTTTATATATCCGGTCTCATATCTTTGGAGCGTGGATTTACTAATACCCACTTTTTCGGAAAGAGTTTGATATGACATATTTAGTTCTTCACGCCTGGTTTTCATTCTTTTCATTATGTCTTGCATTTTCTCACTTATTTCTTTTTCGCTCATATCATTACCTCCGTATAATGTAATTATAAACTATTTTTTCATATTTGCAACATATAATTCAAAAATATTCAAAGAATGTTGCATATATGGGTTGACAATGCAAGATGATTGATGTAATATACAGATATCCCAAATATGCAACGAAAGGAAGTGAGAAAAATGTCGTTTGATAAACTAAAGGGAAAGATGACGGAAGTACATATTTCACAGGCTAAATTATCTGAACACCTTGGTATTACAGTACAGTCATTGAATGCTAAGTTGAATGGGAGAAATCAATTTACACTGGAAGAGGTTGTTAAGATTACTGAATTTCTAAATTTGAAAGATCCAGTAGATATTTTTTTTGACCCGAGCGTCCCAAATATGCAACAAACTATAAGTAAACAATCGAAGTAGTGAGTAGGAGGTGGATATTTTGGAAGAAATGAAGAAAGAAATAGAAAGCCTTAAGAAAAAGACTTTCTATTTACAGCTTTTTATAGCGGTGACGCTGATTAATGTAATTTTTTTCAGTATTACACAAGTAAAGCAGTATTGCTCGGTCATGAATTATTACAGACAAACTATTGAACTGAATCAGGATTTGAATCATCTTCTTCAGGAGACAAATCAGCTGGAGAAAGAGATTCTTTCCAAGATTCGATAGTCTCTGATTGTGAAGATTGTGAGGAATCTACAGATTGTAAAATATCATAGCATTGTTTGTAAATATCATTTCCTTGACGAATGAGCTCATTTCGTTCCTGTTCAATTTCGAGACGTTGTTGTTCCAGTTTTGTTTCAGCAACAGATTGATGCAGATCAATAATAGCATTGCTTAACCAGAAAAAGAATGGAAGAAGGATACTTCCAATAATAGCGATAAGCATATTGGTTGACATTTTAATGCGTTTATTTCCGATAGGAACTGCAATTGTCTCAGGAATAGTAAATTCCTTTATATCAGGTTTGCTTAGTGTTACAAAGTCTTCTGAATCAGACAAACAAGCGTCAGAAGAATTTGAAAAATCAAGAAGAGCGTTTGAAATAACGGAAGTTAAAGAATGAGAAGATGTTGAACTAATAGAAGAGATAAAAGAATTAAAAGATTCTAGCATCTCAGGTGTAATTGTAATATCAGAAGCCAACTGTGATATGGAAACTAAAGAGGACTGAAAAATATCCAATGAAGCTTTTAGAGAATTTGCACCAAGACTTTGTAATTGGGCAGCGGCACAGTCGGAGGCTAATTTGGATAACGCAGAATTTAAACCAGATAAATCCAGGTAAGAATTAGCTAAAGAATCATTCGCCATAATAAAACCTTCTTTCGTAATTTTATGAAAGAATTTTATCATAACATGAAAATATTTTCAATGTGTTTACAGCAGAGCTCAGATAGATGCAACGTGACGAGAGCAGTAACGGAAATGTGGTGAGAAGAGTTGGACTGGACTACCTGTTTGCAACAGAAGAGTCAGAGAAAAGATAGGAAGAAAGGAGAAATATGAATAACTTACAGATTTTTAATTCAGAAGAGTTCGGTGATATCCGAACAGTAACTATTAATAATGAACCTTGGTTTGTTGGAAAAGATGTGGCAGAAGCACTTGGATATTCCAACGCAAGTAAAGCTGTTTCGACTCATGTTGGAGAAGAAGATAGGATTTTAAAAGTCCTTGAAGCAGATTCAGATCGGAAGAGCGTCGT